ACCAAACCTGACCTGCAAATGCTGAAACAGCCCCTGAACCTGTGTGGCATCTTTGGGGTCAAGAAAGGTCAGTCCGGTGATGAGCGCACCATCTGTACCCGGGAACCAGCCATTGCTGTTTGTCTCAATAATGCTCGCCGGCCCCAGACGAAAACGGATTTGTGTCTCCCCCGGGTCGCCCTTCGGTCCCTGAGGTCCGGTTGCCCCCACCGGGCCAGCCGCACCTGTTTCTCCTTTCGGTCCCTGTGGGCCTGCCGGGCCTGCCGGGCCTGCCGCACCGGTATCTCCCTTTGGACCCTGTGGACCTGCATTTCCCGTCAGACCGGTCTCTCCCCGCTCTCCCCTGTCACCTTTCGGCCCCTGCGGGCCTGCCGGACCAGCATCACCTGCCGGTCCCCGTTCGCCGGTTGCCCCGACAGGGCCGGTGTCACCGCGCTCTCCCTTATCACCCTTCGGCCCCTGAGGACCCGCGGGCCCCTGTTCCCCCTTTGGCCCGGGAGGTCCCACCACGGTGGGGATTCGGTTTACGGCCTCTTCCGCCGCTATCCTGCTTTGTTCCGCTGACTGTGCGCTTTCTGCTGACTCCCGGGCTTTTTCTGTTGCGGTCGTTGCATCCCTGGCTGCATTACCGGCTGCACTTTCTGCCGTCTTTCTTGACAATTCAGCATCTGCTGCACTTTGTGATGACTCACTGGCTTTTTGAGCGGCCGCAGAGGCCGAGGACGAGGACGCCTCCTCTGACTGCTTTGCAGCGGCTGCACTTTCTGCCGCCTGCCGGGCTGACTCCGATGCATCCCCTGCTGAAGTGTCAGCATTTGCAGCGCTCTCTTCTGCCTGACTGGCTGATATGCCGGCATTCCTCGCTGACGTCTCCGCCTCTCCGGCATTCTTCTTCGCCTCCTCAGCGTGACGCGCCACCTCTTCCACCATCAGTTCAAAACGGCGCAGTGCCTCCGGCCGGACGTCATCCTCCGACATGGCACCGAGAAAATCATTCAGCGTACCGGGTTGAGAATCTTCATACACGGTGATGGTCCCGGCATGTGACGGCGGGAAGCCCTCCACCAACAGAATGACGCTGTACTGACCGTACTCAACGTCCATGCTGTAACGACCGGCTTCATCCGGATTTTCAGAGGCCACCGTGTTCACCACCACCGTGCTGCTGGTCCGTCTGGCTTTCAGTTGAATGGTGCAGTTCTCTACCGGTTTTCCTGTGCCGTCTTTCAGTACACCTGAAATCTTTACTGCCATATTCCCCCCACAAAAAAGACCCGCCTGAACCGGCGGGCTGTCATAACGCTGTGTTACCTGGCTAATCAGAACTTATAACCGACACCCACGATGAAACCGTCAGTGCGCCAGTCGCCACTGCCGGAGCCTTCATAAGCAATATCAATGGCCACGGATTCGGTCGGGTTAAACTGCACGCCAGCTCCCCATGCCAGAGACGTGTTGCTGTGGCGACCGTCATCACTTCCGGTCAGCACGTCGTGCGTTTTCCCCTTGTTGTCAGTTACGCGGAGATAATCCCCGGAGAAAGTCGACACACGGCTGTAAGCCATACCCGCCATCACATACGCGCTGAACCATTCATTCACGCGCACAGACGGCCCCGCCATCACGCTGAACCAGCGGTTGCGCACGGAATCTTCATGCCAGCGGGTATCGCTGTAACGGGTAAGCTGGCGATTCTTGTCTCCTGCATAGCTGAATGACGTCACCAGCCCCAGTGTGTCCGTAAACTCATAACGGTATTTCACGTTAATCCCGTTAAGATCATCGCTGCCGGGAACGTTCGTCGAGGCATGAAGATAGCCCGCGCTCAGCGTGGACTGATGTTCAGATGCCCATGCAGGCGCACCGGATACGGACAGACAGATGGCTGCGGACAAAATGGCTGCACAAACTTTACGCATAATTACCTCTCGCTTTTCTGCAATAAAAAAGGCGCCATTTCTGGCGCCCGTATATGGGTTATAAAATTCAGCTGATACTGATGCCTGCGGTGGCTTTCTTCATCACCACAACCAGCAAATCGCTGATACTTGCTGTTGGATACCAGTCATTTACCAGCCATGCTGACACCGAAAACTCCAGCGTCATGTGACCGTGACCGGCAGGCATATCAATAACGCCACTGTAAATCAGCGTATTATCCAGCGCGGTACGGTTATAAATTTCAGCACCGTTTTTCCGCACTATCAGACGGCATGAGGAGTAAATATCAGTATGATCTCTCTCATGCTTAGCGCCGCTGAATGCCACCGCAGGAATAACAATCTGCCGGTCAAACGGCTGATCGTCATAAACCCTGACGGTAATGGTCCCTGATGGCCACCGTTCCGGTGCACGGGAGTCCCGGGGGAAAGCTTTGCCCACTGTTTTAACGAGATCGCCTTCAATCTGGTTCGCGGACAGTTTTCCCAGAACCCGACAGTTCTCGTTAATCGTGACGTTGTTGAGCGTCCCGGAGTTCGCATTCACGTTACCGCTGATATCGGCATTTTTCGCCGTCAGCCGCCCATCCGGTGTCAGGGAAAATGCCGGAGGATTACCGCCGCTGGTAATGGTCGGAGCCGTCAGGCGTTTCAGGAACACGTCGTTCATGAATATCTGATCGCCCTGACCAACAAACATTGGTCTTGTGTTGCCATTAGACGGATCAATAAACGCGATACGGTTAGCGGCAACCAGGAACTGGCTCAGTTTGCCTTCCTCCGTGTCCTCCATGCTGAGGCCAATACCCGCGACATAATGTTTGCCGTCTTTGGTCTGCTCAATTTTGACGCCCCACATGGCATTCCACTTATCACTGGCGTCCTTCCACTCTTTCGAAAACTCCTCCAGTTTGCTGGCGTTATCCTCCGTCAGCTCGACTTTTTCCAGCAGCTCCTTGCCAAGATGGGATTCGGTTATCTGGCCTTTGAAAAAATCCAGGTAACCTTCCGCATCATCGCTCGCCCGACCAACAGCCTCCACGAATGCCGATTTGCCAACGGTGTTCACACTGCGAACGTAAAAATAATAATCATGGCCCGGCCTGATATTGATACTGGCAGCTATCCAGTACAGCGCCGTGCCAAGATAGCGGGCTGTGGTCTCAACCTGCCTGATATCGGTAATCCGCGTTTCCGAGAACCAGAACTCAAACTGTACCGTCGGATCATAAACCGCAAGACGCGGCGTGGCGGTTATCTGAAAATAGCCCGGCGTCAGCTCAATCCGAGACGGCGCTGCCGGTGCGGCAATCCGGAACGATACCGACGCCGGCTCGCCCTGCTGCCCCCGGGCATTTATCGCCCGGACCGTCAGCCTGTAGTTCCCCAGCGCCAGCTGCCTGAAGCGGTATGTGGTTTCCGTCGTCTGGGCTGTGCTGACCAGCCGCTCACTGCCGTCATCCGCTGCCACGATCAGGCGAAGCAGGAAGCTCACACCCTTCACCACCTTCGGCGTGTCCCATCGCGCCAGTACCTGATATTCCCCGCTGTCTGCGGTGACTTCGGCAGTCAGGTGCTGCACCGCTGGCGGCGTGACACCATTCACCGTGCCGCTCTGGTCGCCGTCAAAGTGCGCCCCGTTATCCACGATGGCCTCTTTTTCCGGTACATGCTGCACGGCGGTGATGGCATACGTGCCGTCATCGTTCTCACGGATACTCACGCAGCGGAACAGGCGCTGGCGCAGCGTCGGCAGCTTCAGCCCCCACACGCTGTATCCGGCAACGCCGTCAGGAACACGGCTCACTTTAACCTTCACGCCGTCGGTGACGGACTGGACCTCCACGCTCACCGGATTACCCTGCCCGTCAACCAGGCTTATCAGCGTGGTACCGGAGGATGGCAGCGTGATTTCACGGTCGAGCGTCAGCGTCCGGGTCTGGCTGTTTACCGCCAGCACGCGACCACCGGTGCTGATACCGGCATAGTCATCATCGCAGATTTCAATGACATCGCCCGGTACATGGCGAAGCCCTTCAGCACCCACGCTGAAATCCACGGTCTGCGTCTCCAGCAGTTCCGTTTTAATCAGCCACAGCCCGGCGCGGTGTGCCTGCCCCCGGCTGGTACAGCCAAAGGCATCCATCTTCGTGACATTACGACCGTAACGGGCAATGGCCTGCGTATCTTCAACAAGCTCTGTCGCCGTCTCCCAGCCGTTGTTCGGGTCAATCCAGTTCACCTCAACGGCATTATGGCGGTCCTTCAGGGCGCTGAAGCTGTAGCGGAACGGCGCGCCATCATCCGGCATCACCACATTACTGCGGTTATAGGTCCACACCTTATCTGATGGTCGGTCCTGCACGAACGTCAGCGTCTGCCCGTTCCATACCGGCATACAGCGCATCGCCGAGCAGAAATCACTGAGCACATCCCACGCCTTGCGCTGTGTGGTCAGGTACGCATTACAGGTGATGCGCGGCTCCGTGCCGCCAGAGCCGTCCGGCACTGACTGGTCGCAGTACTGGCCGATGACATACAGCGCCCATTTGTCCACATCCGCCGCACCAAGACGTTTCCCCATGCCGTAGCGCGGGTGGGTCAGCATATCCCACAGACACCAGGCCATGTTGTTGCTGTATGCCGGTTTTAACGTTCCGTCCCAGATACCGCTGTATTGTCGCGTCTGCGGGTTATAGTTCGACGGCACCTGCAGAATGCGCCCGCGAAGATGATAATTACGACTCACCTGCTGGCTGCCGAACTGCTCCGAGTCCACCTGTACGCCGACCAGTGCCGTGTTCGGGTAGCACTGTTTCACATCGATGATTTCGGTGTATGACGACCAGAGCGTTTTGTTCTGCAGCTGGTCTGTGGTGCTGTCCGGCGTCATCCTGCGCATCCGGATATTAAACGGGCGCGGCGGCAGGTTATCCACCACCACCGAGGCCAGATACTGCGAGGTGGTTTTGCCCTTAATGGTGATGTCTTTTTCCGTCACCCAGCCACCGTTACGTTGTATCTGAACCAGCAGGCGGACTTCCGACGGATTCCGGTCCCCCTTTGAGGTGGTTTCCACCAGTGCCTGCACACCGAAGGTAAAGCGCAGACGGTCGATGTTTGCCGACGTGATGGTGCGGGTGATCGGCGTGTCATATTTCACTTCCGTACCCAGCACCGTCTCGGAGCCGGAGGATTCAAAACCTTCCGGCGGTGTCTGCTCCTGCTCACCTGCCCGGAACACCACCGTGACGCCGGAGATGTTGGTATTCCCCTCACTGTCCAGCACCGGCGTACTGTTCAGCAGCACGCTTTTTAATCCATCCACCGGACCTTCAACCGGCCCTTCACTGATGGCATCGATCACACTCAGCAGCTGCGTGGACTTCAGGTTGTCCTTCGCTTCGCGCGGGGTATGCCCCTTACTGCTGCCTTTACCCATTCCTCACGCTCCATAAACGACAAAACCGCCCGCAGGCGGTTTCACATAAAACATTTTGCATCAGCGACCAATCACCACAACCTGACCACCGTCCCCTTCGTCTGCCGTGCTGATCTCCTGAGAAACCACGCGAGACCCCACGCGCATTTCCCCGTACAGAACAGGCAGAACATTGCCCTGGGCAACCATGTTATCCAGTGAGGAGAAATAGGTGTTCTGCTTACCGTTATCCGTTGTCTGTGTACGGGGAGTTCTGGCTTTCGGTGCCAGCATCTGCGCCACACCACCGAGCACCATACTGGCACCGAGAGAAAACAGGATGCCGGTCATACCACCGGCCCCAATGGCTGCCCCCCATGCTGCAAGGGTGGCTCCGGCGGTAAAGAATGATCCGGCAATGGCGGCAGCCCCCAGGACAATCTGGAATACGCCACCTGACTTGGCCCCGGCGACTCTGGGAACAATATGAATCACAGCGCCATCAGGCAGAGTCTCATGTAACTGCGCCGTTAACCCGGACGCGCTGACGTCCCGCCCGGCAATCCGTACCTGATACCAGCCGTCGCTCAGTTTCTGACGAAACGCCGGGAGCTGTGTGGCCAGTGCGCGGATGGCTTCAGCCCCCGTTTTCACACGAAGGTCGATGCGGCGGCCAAATCGTTGCAAATCCCCGTAAAGGCAGATGCGTGCCATTCCCGGTGACGCCAGAGGGAGTGTGTGCGTCGCTGCCATTTGTCGGTATACCTCTCCCGTTTACTCAGTTGTTCAGGAATATGGTGCAGCAGCTCGCCGTCACCACAGTAAATAGCGGCGTGATTCGGCACCGATGAACCAAAACAGCACAGCAGCACATCGCCCGGCTGCGCCGCTGACAACGGCACCTGATACAGCCCTGTGGCCTCCAGATTATCCAGATAGAGATTCTGACCGTTACGCCACCAGTCATCCTCACGCACAAAATCCGGCATCTCAATCTCCGCCAGATGATAAGCATCCCGGAACAGTGTGTAACAGTCCGTCACACCGTGCTCAAAGCGCCGCCCGGTGAGATGCGGCACACAGCGGAACTTATGAATCTCACCCCGGCAGACCAGCCACCACGGCAAATCACTCTGCACCTGCAGCCGCCGGTCGGCCTCACTCAGCCAGGGCAGACCACCGGGGTGGCTGTGGACCAGCGCCACAATCTCCCCCTGCATTTCTGCCTGCAGCCAGTCTTCCGGCGACATACGGAAATACGCCTCCGGCTCACCGGAGATATTCACGCAGGGGAAATATCTTTCCCCCTCCGGCGTGCTTACCACGAAGCCGCACGACTCCGCTGGCGCACATCGCCGGGCGTGCGCCAGAATCGCTGATTCTGTCTGTGTCATGGGATTTACTGCGAAAGTTTGTTAATGGAAAGGAAGCCGCCAAAGTTGCCGACGTTATTGCGGAACTTACAACCGCTCAGGCATTTGCTGCATTTATCCTTCGTGATATCGGACGTTGGCTGGTCATATTCATCCGCGACAGCCGGACCGCTATAACCGCACTCGTCACCGCGATAGGTCCAGGTGCAGGTGTTGGCCAGCATGATACGTCCCGGAAAAACAGCGCCATCCGTTTCCGTCGGCGTGGACAGTACAAAGGAGGCACTCACCGCGCTCAGTTCGCTGCACTGCTCAATGCGCCAGCGGCTGATCACCTCCTGCTCCGGATCGGCGTAACTGTTTCCGTTGACGAAGTTCACCGCATCCAGAAAACGGGCGTAAACCTTACGCCGGACCACCGTTCCGCCGACCAGACTCTGCATATCTTCCGCCATCCCGGTGACCATACCGTACAGGTTAGAAACCGTCAGCGTGGGGCGCGTACTGGTGCCTTTGCCATTCAGTTCAAAACCGCTCCCCTGAATGGGATACGGCTGATACTGTCGCCCCTGCCAGGTGACCGGCTCACCTTTTTCGTTCTGCTCATTACAGAAAAAATAACGTTCTCCACCGACCTCTGTCAGGTCGATTTCCCAGAGCACCACGCTGGCCGACTGCTCCGCACGGGTGCATTCATTCAGTGTTTCCTGCCGGATATCCTGCATCAGTTCACCACCTGTTCAAACTCTGCGCTGAACTCAACACGCAGCATACTGACCCGCGACGACCATTTTGCGCAGGTCACCTTTATCTGCCGCCACTCATAAGGCGGCGTCCACAGAAAGGATTTCCAGCCCCCGTGCTCTTCCAGAAACGACTCCAGTACCGTGGCCTCCTCACGGGGGACAGAAAGCGTCACGCTGTACGTTTTCAGGTTGGCATTCAGCCCGGCAGGCGCTCGCTGAGAATAGCCATCACCAAAGCGCACCTTTCTTACAGAAGGGACCGAAGCCACATCCATACCGGGTTTCACTTTCCAGCGGAAGGTCTTCATCGTCCACCTCCGGAGAACAGGCCACCATCACGCATCTGTGTCTGAATTTCATCACGGGCACCCTTGCGGGCCATGTCATACACCGCCTTCAGAGCAGCCGGACCTATCTGCCCGTTCGTGCCGTCGTTGTTAATCACCACATGGTTATTCTGCTCAAACGTCCCGGACGCCTGCGACCGGCTGTCTGCCATGCTGCCCGGTGTACCGACATAACCGCCGGTGGCATAGCCGCGCATCAGCCGGTAAAGATTCCCCACGCCAATCCGGCTGGTTGCCTCCTTCGTGAAGACAAACTCACCACGGTGAACAATCCCCGCTGGCTCATATTTGCCGCCGGTTCCCGTAAATCCTCCGGTTGCAAAATGGAATTTCGCCGCAGCGGCCTGAATGGCTGTACCGCCTGACGCGGATGCGCCGCCACCAACAGCCCCGCCAATGGCGCTGCCGATACTCCCGACAATCCCCACCATTGCCTGCTTAAGCAGAATTTCTGTCATCATGGACAGCACGGAACGGGTGAAGCTGCGCCAGTTCTGCTCACTGCCGGTCAGCATCGCCGCCATATTCTGTGCAATACCATCAAAGGTCTGCGTGGCTGCACTTTTTACCTGCGAAAAACTGTCCGTCGCACTTTCTGCCCACTCGCCCCAGCCGGACTTCAGACCGGCCATCCAGCTTCCACGAAGCTGCTCCTCCGCAGACCAGGTGTTCTTCAGTGCAGATGTGGCCTTCGCCAGCGCATCCGGATTATCACCGTACACGTCACGAAGGCGCTGCGATTCCGACTCCCGCTGCGCCTGACGGTCGGTGAGTCCGCGGGCTTTTGCGCTGATTGCCGCCTGCTTCGCACTCTGCTGCTGTTCAAACCGCGCAGCCTGCTGTGCCAGCTCATTCAGCCGTTTCTGGTGTTCAACTTTGTCTCCCAGCTCAGCCAGCTGGCGTTTGTACTCCAGCGTCTCTTTCTCATGGGTCAGCAGGGATTTTTCCTGCTCAGATAACTGCCGTTTCGTGGCTGCCTCTTTCAGGACCGCATACTGATTTTCCGCTTTCCATAAATCGCGACGCTGCTGGCTGATTTTCTCATTCGTACCGCTGTGTTTTTCCAGCGTCCGGAGCTCGGTTTCAAGCGCCAGCAGGGCAGCATGCGCCTGGTCTTCCTGACGCTCACCGGCTGACACTTTGACTCCTGACGACTTCGGCTTTTTCAGCGTCGATTCATAATCCTTTTTCGCCGCCGCCATCAGCGTGTTGTAATCCGCCTGCAGGATTTTCCCGTCTTTCAGGGCCTTATTCAGTTCTTCCTGACGGGCGGTATATTTCTCCAGCGGCGTCAGCAGACGCTCATACGCCTTCTGCGCCTCTCCGGTATACTTCAGCTGTGATGCGTCCCGTTCGGCCCGGTCCCTGGCGGCCAGTTCACCGGCTTTTTCCATATCCGACTGCAGCGTGGCCGCTGCCAGCCCCAGACGGGCATTTTCCCGGTCATTCCATGCGCCCTGAAGGTTGGCCCGGAAAGAGGCGGTTTTTCCCCGGCGCTGGCTCCGGCTCTGGTACCACTGCCATTTTTTATCCGCCTCATCAAATGCCTTCTGTGCACTGGCGAGCATATCCGCTGAGGACTCAGGACGACCGATATCCAGAATGGCATCCCACATCGATTTGAATGCCTTCCCTGTTTTATCCGCCCAGGTCTCCAGTGTTCCCATGTTTTCTTTCAGGCGACGGGTCTGCTCATCAAAGCCTTTCGTGGCGATATCGTTCGCCGCCTGCAATGCCCCGGCCTCGTCTCCGGAACGCTGCAGCTGTGCAACATACGCAATCTGCTCTGCCGTCACGTTACGGAACTGGCGCGCCATCGCCATCAGTCCCGACGTCGGGTCGGTGGTCAGTTTTCCGAAAGCCTCTGCAACCTTGTCCACCTCCACACCGGATGCAGAAGCAAAACGCGCGACACTCTGGTTGATGGCATCAAACTGTTCACCACCACGCACACCGGCATTCACCAGGGCTGCCAGTGACTCACTCGCCTGGTTAAACGTCAGCCCTGCGGCCTGTCCGGCTCTGGAGAGCGTCAGCATGCGATCGGCAGTCAGTCCGGACTGATTACCGGAAAGAACCAGGGTTTTATTAAACGCTGAAAGCGTGGAATCCCCCTGGTACCAGGCGTACGCCAGCGCACCTGTCGCCACCGCCAGCGAGGTGACCCCGACCATCGGCAGGGTGATCGCACCGGCAAGTCCCCTGAACATGGGGATCATCCCGCCGAAGGAGTCCTTCACCTGACCGCCCTGTTGCAGCAGGATCAGCCAGGGATTCTGACCACCGGCAAGCTGCGTGGCGATATCCGTAAACTGTGCGGGCAGGGTTCGCATGGCCGCTTTATACTGCCCGACGGAAATCCCGGCTTTTTGTGCAGCCAGCGCCTGACGACTCAGGTTCTGCTCAACAACACCGGCGGTTTTTCTGGCGTCAGTCTCCAGTCCGGAAAAATGACGCCTTACCCGGCTCATCTGCTCATCGAAACGGACCGCATCCAGACTCAGGTCAATAACAAGATCACCAACCGGCTGGGACATATCTCACACCTCCGGAAATCCCCGCTGAAGCCATCATTAATGCGACATCATCCTCGCTGACATCCGCCACATCCGCAGACGATAAAATCTCACGCCCTCCGTCCCCACCAAACCGGACGCCTCCGGCAAGTCCTGCCGCTTTCTGCATCAGCATTTTTTCCTCATCCGGCATCTCCGTCTGCGCTTCCTCACGCCGGGGGGCAAGCAGACTGAAATCAGAGGGATGCATATCCGGATCGCAAAAAAACAGGCTGAGTACGGCGTACGTCAGCCCGGAAAAATGCATATCCAGTTGGGTATCGAGAAAATAATGCGTACGGTAAAAATGTCGCCAGTCGGCATATTCGGTGGATGTCATCCCGGCAAGCATGGCGCGCCAGTCAGGCCTCCCCATCTCACGCGCCAGTCTGAGGGCAAAATTCAGCTCGCCGTCGAAGACTTTCCCGCAGAAAAATCATCATCAGTCAGCGCGTTATTTTTCGCCACTTCGGTGCTGTCAGTATCCGCATGAACAGCCCCGCTCATCCCGGACAGACGCAACACCACATCTTCCGCCCGGGCAATGGCATCCGCAGGCCAGGTGGTGAGCACCTCCTGTTCGATCTGCATCACAGCCTCATTCATTGACGGTGATGCCGTTTTCTGCGGATGGTTATGCCACAGGGACATCGCCACCAGAAACGCGCCGGTTCTGACGAGATCTTCCACGCTTACCTGCAGGTTGCCGCTGGATTCTGCCTGTTCTGCACGCCGTTTCAGGAGGGCAAGATGCTCAATACGCTGCAGCGCAGACAATTCGGAAAGCGTGACGGACACACCGTTATATTCAAATTGTTCTGTTTTCAGAAACATGTATTACCTCCGTTTACCCTGCAGCGCCCGCTTCAGTAACGGTGACTTCAGCCACTGCGGCGAACTGACCATTTCCGCTCACCACAGGGATCTGCACCTTACCTGTCGCCACGCCGTTTACCGTAATTGTCATATCTTTCACACTAATGGTGGCTTTCGACGGATCGGCGGAAACCGCTCTGAACGTCTTGTCGGTTGCACTTTCCGGCTCAAAAGAAACCGTCAGGGTGGTTGTTTTCCCTTTTGCCACCGTACCGGATGTCGGCGTCACCTTAATCGCAGTGACCGGCGTAATTTTGCTGCGTTCTTCCGCTACAGAAGGTTTGCCCACGTTGGTCACTTTCACCGTGCGGGTGATCACTTCTTTCGCCGTCACGGCCTTACCGATACTGCTGACCCAGCCACGAAACACATCCACCGTGCCGTTCGGAAAACGGATTTTATAGGCCCGCACATCCCCGCTTTCAAACCAGCCTATAAGCCCTTTCTGACCTTCTTCTCCCGGTTTCCAGGCCAGCGTAAAACTGGTATCTCCTGCAGACTTCTGCCCCTGCCCGGTCGCGGTCCAGTCCGCGTCTTCATCATCCAGGTAGTTATCATCGTAGGGTTCTGCCGTCATCTCGCCCGGCGTCAGATCCTTCACCTTAGCCAGTCGCTGCCAGTCATCGTCTGACAACGGGTTTGCATAGGCGTCACCCTGACCGTTATAAACCCACAGGGTGGTACCGGCACCTTTTACCGGCTCAAGGGGATTTGGTGTTGACATATCGTCCTCACATCTCGTATGTAATGGAATAAGTCAGATCCGCAGAACTCCATAACGCCATATCGTCATCACGACGATACTCATAGCCCTGCGTAACCATCGTGGTAATCAGGTCTGCCAGTGCCGGGATCGCAGTCATCGCCGGATAAATCCGGCTTTCCATCCACGAATCCAGCTCCGAATCCGGTACCTGTGCTGGTAAAAACACCTCAATATGCAGTGTGGCCCGCCAGGTATCTGCATCCAGCTCTTCACCGGTATACTCTGCATCCGTCAGATAAACCGCGACCGCGGGAAAATCCTCTTCGTCAAAAACAACGGGGCGACCATCAAACAGCGTCGCCCCGTGTTCATGCAGCTCCAGTGCATCCAGCACTGCAGCACGGATATCAGTATGTTTCATCGTTTTATCGCAATCCTCAGTTGTTGTTTCAGCGCGTATGCCAGTTCTCCGGGCAGACGTTCACGCCGGATACGGTCAACATTCTCATCAAACGCCTGTTTCAGTGGGGCCGCCATCGGGATTTTCACCACATCAATGGGGTAACGGTTTTTCCCGACCACACGCTGCATGACATGCCAGCGACCATTTTTTAATCGCTGAATAAATGCCCGCTGATAACGATGCTGACCGGCTTTGAGTATGCTGTCCGGACGACGCCCCGGCATCCTGATCCCCAGCTTAATCACCGGGAGATCACCGCGGTTAACGATAATTCTGGCATTCGGATTTCTGACCGTGGCCCGTTTCAGTCTGGACCGTTCCTTAACCAGTTTCCGTCTCACCCTGGTTTCCCGGGCAACCTGTGATGAAGACTGATTAATCGCCGTTGTGGCCACGCGGTTAATGGTCATTGCAGAAGCCGCCGGAATGGCGTTTTTACGAACCCGGCTCAGATTATCAATCGCCTGCTCAAGCCCTTTTATCGCCATAATTTCACCCTGCGTTTATCGTCGCCGGTTAACGGCGGGTGGTTGCCCACGGTTGAGCCAGAGATAACAGCTGCCCCCGTCATCCGGAGAAACACGATCCACCCAGAACGTCTCACCATTAATGGTCAGCGTGTCACCACGCCGCACAGCACGAACCGTATCCGTCCGCACAAATAATGACGGGCTGCTTCCTTCAATACGGACCCCGCTACCGGCAAATCCCAGCGACTCCGGATCGTCAAAAACCCCCTGAACTTCTCCGCCACACTGTGCCCCCGAGGTGAACTGTGCACAGAGCCCCATCACTTCAACAATCGTACTGTCCACCCCGGCAAGGGCAGCATCAAAGGCATTCTGAAAATCACGCATAAACAGCCATTCCGCCATCAACGTGTGTTTTTGCATCTGAGGACATAATCAGAATCACCCGACCAACATCCGCAATCTCAACGGATTCCCCTGTTTCACCATCAATGCCACAGAGATGGAGGCAGGTCAGAACTCTGATGCGCGTTAACGCACCGGATGTATCCTCACGAACATCATGAGCCGCGGTTTCCCGCTCCCGGATCACCGTATCCCCAACCTGAACATCCTCGCCGGATGACTGTATTTCCTCTTCCCATTCCGCCACCCGCTGCGCTATCTCTGCGGCACTCCCGGATATATCCGGCTCACGCCCCAGAATCAGGGCCAGTTCATCAAGCCGTTTCAGATTTTGCTCTTTCGTTGCCATATCAGCCCCCTGTGAAAAAAGACACGGGGGCATTTCGCCCCCGCTCACGGATTATTTCACCTGTACCACCACAAACTCATCCGGGTCCGGCAACACCATCAGCGGCGCGGACTGCGTCATGGTAAATTCACGGGCGGGATCCCCCACCGTCAGCCAGTGTTTCGGATAACGGGAAGAGGCCACCACACCTTCGGACAACGCCTGCGCATCCTGAATGGCACCGTAACAACGGATCCCATCTGCAGCAGTATTCCCCAGAACCAGCATGCCCTCCGGCAGATAACGTTTTTCTATACCGTCTTCTGCTATATAAGACGTTTTCGCCACCACAATGGCCAGATCGCCGTAATACCCCTTGAAGGACACCACTGCGCCCAGATCTTTCACTGCCGTTTCGAGTTGAGAATTTGAACCGCGACGGGTATCCAGTTTTTCGCGGAACAGCTTAAAACCATTCAGAAGACGCCAGACGGTACCGTCCATAATGGCAATATTCACAAGACCGCTGGCCTGGTCGCAGTAGAGGTCAAGATCATGTGTAGGATCGAACGTGTCACGATCCTGTTTTGACCACTCCTTACCACTACCCTGAGTGATGTTATTCTTCGTCGACCTGCCAAAATCGACCTCAATTTTCTCGAACTGGTCTCCTTCCATCGTATATTTGCCATACAACACAGCATTTACCGCCTGTATTTCTTCCACCTGGACAATCGCGTGCTCTTCCTGTTTGAGGTTATCGGTAATGATACGCAGACGGCGGTAAGCCGGATCGTTCAGTTGAGCCGGATCTTCACCAGGAAGGCGCTCAACCGCCTGCTGGTAATTAAATTCGTGTTTCGGCTTGACGTAGCCCGGACGTAACACGCGGGTTTCACCACCACGATGACGCAGCACTTTTCCTTCAACAACCGGGGAGACATAGGCCGCCACCGGCGTTTTTCCGGTAATTTTGTCCAGCATCACCTCTTCGGTATGGAAATTCACCGTACGGCGGAAAAACAGCTCCAGAAACAGCGCACGAAATTTCACTTTTTGTTCGGTATAACCGAGTAACTGGCGGGTCGTAAACAATCCCATAAATCAGTTCCTTTCATTCAGAAATCAGTCAGGCCACCGCGGTGGCCTGATAACGTGTTACGGCAGCGCCGCGTGACTCAGGGCACTGCCGGCAAAGGCATTTGCCTTTTTGTGTTCATCCACACTTTCAGGCCAGCGGATTGCCTCCGTCGCAAAGGTCCCCGACTTGTAATAGGTCAGTACCGTCTCTGTGCCTTCAAGCGGCAGTACCAGTATGCCAACTGCACTACCGGCTTTCTGTCCGTCCCAGACCACCAGTTTCCCGCTGGCTTCATCCAGCATCAGGGGCGTCAGTGCCGGTGTTGCCGAGGAAATCCCGCTGCTGCCTGTGGCGGTATGAGCCGGATCATTACCGGCAAAAATACGTACTTCCGCACGCTGTTCAGTGATGGTTTTCGTTACCATATTGTAAAAACCTCCTGTTGATGATCAGCACTGACTTCATGGCATGGCCATGAGCATTTTCACGTCCGCATCACCGTCTGCTGACGTCTGTGGCACGCCACCCTGTACCGCTGCCGGTGAATGGTTCGCCATGATGCGTTCAAACAGGGCGGTTGTGGATGCAGAGACCGGTTCTGCCTTACCTGATCCCGCAGCCAGCACAGCCCGGGCGCTCTCCACAGTCATTCCCGGGCAGGCAGCCAGTTGTTCAGCCTGCGCCTCAGCCCCTTTTGCCTCATCCAGTGCCATGATCTGATCACGGAGTGAGGGTCCGGCATCCGCCTGCGGTGAAGCAGCCAGGATCGGGCGGGCTTTTTCCACCGTCATCTCCGGCATCGCCGCCAGCGTTGCCGCCAGTTGTTCACGACCGTTCGCTTCTTCACACGCCATAATGCGATCGGCTTCACTCTGCGTGGATGCCACCGGCTGCTGCGGTGCCGCCGCGGCCAGAATCGCCCGGGCCTGTGCAACGCTCATGCCCTGTTGTCCTGCCAGCATCGTGGCAAGCTGTTCACGTCCTTTCGCTTCCTGGCATGTCAGGATCCCCATCACTCGCTGGTTCTCCTGCGCGGCGGCTTCCGTTGCAGTTAATTGCGGCATAGTGCCTCCTCTGACATTACTGTTCAGCGCCGTGGCCATCACACTGATGGCATCCGACGCATTGACTAATTCATCCGCCAGCCCGGCCTCAATGCCGGACTGACCTTCAAAAACGGCGGCCTCTGTTCCCGTGACGGCATCAACAGACAGACCGGTAAACATGGCCACTTTTTCGGCAAACATCCGGCGCGCCGCATCAATGCGCTGCTGCATGTCCTGGCGAACCTCTGCCGGTAAGGCTTCAAACTGATTGCCATCCACCTTGTGCGCCCCTGAGTAAATCAGCGTGATATCCACACCGGCCTGCGCCAGATGACCGGCATAGCTGACATGGCTCATCATCACGCCAATGGAGCCGATACGGGATGTCTGGGTAACCAGCCGTCGGGAGCAGGCCGACGCCAGCAGCATGGCTGCAGAACAGGCCGTGTCATTGCACAGTGCCCAGACCGGCTTCTGCTGACGGAGGCGGTAAATCATGTCAGCGCAGTCAAACGCGCCGGCGGCCTGCCCGCCCGGACTGTCAATGTCCAGCAGTATGCCCCGCACCTGGCTATCTGCCATTGCCTGCTGAAGACAGGCGACAATGCCGTCATAGCCAGTCATTCCGGAAAATGGCCGCATCCCCCCCAGCCGGTGCACCAGCGTGCCGGTCACCGGCAGTACCGCAATACCGTTCACCACCCGGTAAACACGGGCCGGTCGTTTACCTCCGGCCATGTACTCGTCCGTTTCAGCCAGCATTCCGGGAGCATCAAGCTGTACCTGCTGTTGTGGTACCGAAAGACTTGCTGCCCCCATCTCGCGCCCGAGCGCGCAAAAGAAAACCCGCGCATAGGCGGGCTCCAGAAGCAGCGGTTCATTGAATGCTGCGGCAATAATGTGTGAAAGATTACGTCTCACGTGGTGTTGTCTCCTCTTCCGGCCTGCGACTCTCCGCTATCTGCTGCTGATACGCCTGCGCTATCCACACCGGACGTGAGAGTCCGGCTTTTTCCCGCTCTGCAGATTCCCTGACCTGCTGGCGGAAAATGTCCTGATAATCCTCGCCCATCAGCGCCAGCTCTTTCTCATACGTGCTCAGTCCGGCCTCAATGCGCATCACTGATTCCTGAACCTCCTTGAGCCCGTCAATGGCCATTCTTCCGGCTCCAATCCACTCAGCCCGTGACCAGGCTGATCGCGCCTGATAAAAATCAAAACGTGCCCGTGGCGGACGAATAATCCCCCGAAGAAGTGCCTCTTCCAGCCAGCAGGAAAACATCTGCGTGGCCAGCCGGGACGCAATAAATTTTCGCCGCCCCATAAAATAGCGCCACGACTCATTGGCGGATGCGCGGGCACTTGAATAACTGACCTTCGAGTAATCACGGGACAACTGTTCGTAGGAAACGCCAAGACCGGCGGCGATATACCGCAGCAGCGCCTGTTCAAGCGCCGAAAATCCATTGTCTGAATCCTGCGCGGTCTGAAGTTTCAGATCATCACCGGGGAAAAGGTGCGGAATTTTGACACCGCCCAGCGTCACGCTATTCGTGTCATACCAGGTGGAGAACTTATCCAGAATATTAATAAGCGGATTATCCTTCTGCCCCTGCGGCGCACCGGCGATATATTCAAAGGCCTTTTCGGTATCAAGGTCACTTTCAATCGTCGCTGCATACATCGCCTTCACTATGGCCGACTGAAGCTGTGTTGCCTGCAGGGAATCGAGCATCTTCAGCCGTTCCATGACGCTGTAAAACTGATTGGCCCCACGGGTCTGCCCGTCCTCCACCGGCTCGAAAATATGCAGCATGGCCGGACGCCCGGTGGGAAGTTCACGCGGGATCCGTTCCCATCGTCCACTCCCGGAGAACGGAAAATCATCCTCACAGATATGGTACGCAACGGCACGACCATATCGATCGACCTCCACACCGGCCCGCAGAAAACGGTTCCCCATACCGTGTCCTGGCGTGTCCACCCGTTTCGGACTCACGGCTTTAAAACGCGTACGAAACAGTTGCGTGCTCTCCGTATCCCAGACCGGCTGCACAAAGATTTCGCCGTTAAACGCATGAACGCCCACACCTTCACGAATAAATTCCGTAAACGTGCGTTTCTCTTCCACGTCGATCTCGCCAGACATCCCTTCGGCGTATTCCGACCAGGCCGCCTCCACCTCATCGACAAAACTTTTTGCCGCAGTCTCCCGCATCCCCAGCCAGCGCCAGTTCGGACGGTAGCTGATCAGAAACATATGCCCGACAATATGATCCTTATGCAGGGCCACCGCATTGGCCGCTATCCCGTTATTGCGCACCAGATCATCTGCCCGGGCATTCCCCAGACGCAACGCAGGCAGCAGGGCTGCATCGGCACTCTGCGCCGGTGGCAACCACTCCGCCATTTGCCCGCCAAATCCTGCACCGCCCCCGTTGTAGCTGAGACTCTCACGAAGCGGAACGCCGTTCACATCAATCAGGACAGGCGTTCGTTTCATAACCTCACTCCCAGCGGACGACGGCGACGCCGGGTTGTCCCCAGTACCGACTCCGCATCATTGATCGCCCGGTTAAGCTCATCCAGAGAAGCCGCCGTATATTCAATTCTGCGACCATCTTTCTGGACAGACACCACCCGTTTACCGGTTAATAAATCAAGGCGCGCCTGACGCAGCGCCTGCAGTTCAGCGACTGTAACCATTCACTCCTCCGGACAGCTTCGCTGCCAGTTCTTTCAGGGTTGGCCGGGTCGTCTCTTCTTCCCGGGATTTTGCCAGTACAGCCAGATCAAGCTGCCAGCGTTGCACGGACACACGTAATGCCGCGTAGGCATACACCAGGCAGTCCAGCGCTTCGTTACGCCGCTTTTTGTTATCCCACAGCAGACGCATCTTTCCTTTTTCCCACTTCTCCACAAGCTCTTCCGCCACCAGTTGCTGCGCCTCTGTCTGCGAAAAAATCTCCGGATCATCAGGAAAACGGATGGCATACGACGTGGCTTCATCCGCAGGCGTGGGATCGGCTTTCATACGGGCATAGAGAATTTCTTTTGCGGTGTCCGTCCCCACTTCACACAGATACACGCCCCGCTGATTGCGGGTTTTCGGCATGGTGATCACCGGCTTGCCATAGACAGACGCGCCTTTTACCGGCAGCACCCGGAAAACACCGTGTTTTTTTGATCTCTGATAAACAATTTCACCATCGATTCCCCCGGTGTCCCAGCAGACACGGGAAATGGTCATTTCGGTGCCATCCGCATGGCGGTATTTTTTGTTGATCGCAGCATCCACACGTAACAGCGTCTCTTCCTCATCGGGACGCCCCATAATGATGATTTTATCCACCAGAAAGGCTTCCTCTCCCGGTGCCCATCCCCAGACATACATCTCAAAACGGTTTCGCTGCGAGTCAATGCCCGCCGTCAGATAAACCACCCGGGAAGGCACCGCAGCCGTGTAACGCACAACCTTATCCATCAGTACCTGGTGATCGAGTTTTTCGCCCACGGCCTCTTCCCAGGTCTCGCCCAGCGTGGTGTTCACAAAGGTTTTCAGGCCGTTGGGATCTTTCAGTGCATCCAGCCAGTCATAGACAATCTGTACCCAGGTGGTGAACGGACTGTACGCCGTCCAGATATGGAACGTGATGGAGCGCGGCGGCGGAATTTCATCACCCCGGGCGCTGAAAAACGTCAGACCGTCACGGGTCCACATGCCCGTGTTTTCACAGATCCACCGCCCGTTGCTCTGGTCCAGTTCAGACTGATGGATCACGCAGCCATGATGTTCACAGAGGTAGAAAACACTTTCGGGGCTGTCCTTCTCCCATTTAAGCCCAAAAGGCGTGGACTCATCGCCAAATTTCAGATACTGCGCCTCCCCACAGTGCGGGCAGGGCACATAAAAACGCATAAAATGCGCCGACTCGTTAGCGGCTTTTTCGATCTGGCAGGTGCCTTTGATTTTAGGCGTCGAGCCGCGAATGGATTTTGGCCACACCGACCCCTCAATACGCTTATCCCCCAGCAGGGTTGGCGAGCCCTCTTTTTCGACATCCGGCTCGAACGAGGAAAGTTCGTCATAGCAGACCACGTCAACGGATTTTTCACGGTAGTTTTTGGCGGCAGCGCCGCCCAGGCACCAGAAACCGACGCCCGATGAAAAGCGTTTCAGCGTGAGAGTATTGTCACGATGTTTACGACCCAGCCATGGGGAAAGGTCTTTCAGGCATGGCACGTTCCGAATCGTCGCCTCCACGTGAGACTTCATAAAATCTTCAGCGGCAGAATCCGTGGGCTGAAAAAGCAGACTGTTTCGGGATTTATGCTCAATAAAATACCCGACCACCCCCAGCAACATCTTTGTATAGCCAACACGGGCAGATTTAATCAGGTTAACCGTGCGAACCTGGTCGTTACCCATACAGTTCATAATGGCGATCTGGAATGGCAGCGTTTTCCATTCTCCCTCACCATATGAAGATTCTTTAGGCAGATAATAATTTTGATCAGCCCATTCAACTGCCGTCATTGGTACAACCCTGACCAGAGGCTGCAGCGCAACCGAAACGGCAGCCATCATATTATTCAGTTGTTGCTCTGATATATTCATCGAGTAAATCCGGTAATTTATCCCCTGCCCGCGCACACTGATTTGCCCCCTTCGCAATAAGGGTTTTCAGATGGTCAAGATGGCGCGGTGTTAAATCAGGAAACTGTCGCTGCATGGATAAAGGGATGGAATCAAGCGTACTGGATAACGCCATTGCCAGCTTACTGAGGGCAAAAATACAGAACCCGGTGTCAATAAGTTTTCCTTTTGACACCTCATTTTTTAACTGCTGTGTAACAGCCTGTTCTGCTGTCAGTTCCCATCTGGCAATAAGCAATTTCTCCTCATAGTCGTCTTCGCTATCGCCATCAGGCACATCGTTTTTACTTCTCCTCAGATACGATATGTAAAAATCGCGCCAGGCATCCAGATCCAGTTGCCCTCGCTTATTCGATATCGGGGCACCCGGCAATTTCTGCAATCTGCGAAGCTGGCGATCGGTCAGACTTAAATGCCTGGCAACTTCAGTCTGCGTAGCCACTCCTCACCTCGCAAAAACTCTCACCTCACAATCACAACAAAACCGGTCATGTCCGGTTTACATGTCTGTTTTTTGTTCATGTCCGGTTCACAGAAGACCTGTTTTTATATTTTTCATATAGTTAACTTGAAGAGAAACCGGACATGGATCCCGGAAAATTTTCATAAATAGCGAAAACCCGCGAGGTCGCCGCCCCGTAACCTGTCGGATCGCCGGAAAGGACCCACGAAAATGATAATAATTATCATCTACATGAGGTTTATCACGACATGTGTGTACGCCATCAAACCACGAGAAATAATCAATTATTACGCAGGTATCGTATTAATTGATCTGCATCAAATTAGCGTAAAAGCAACTTCAGATAATACAAATCAGCAACACTGAATACGGGGCAACATTATGTCATCAAAGAACAGAACCCGCAGAACAACAACCCGCAACATCCGATTTCCAAACCAGATAATTGAACAAATTAACATCGCTCTTGACCTGAAAGGTTCAGGTAATTTTTCAGCGTGGGTTATTGAAGCCTGCAGAAGAAGATTAATTAATGAAAAATATTCTCAATTTGTACCCAACAAAGACAAACACGACCAGAGCACCTGTTCAGACAGGTTTACTTAAACGACTTATATATGACACAAAAAGCGACCACTAAAGTCGCTTTTTCTTATGGTAACAGGCAATAACTCTCTCAGATATTTTTTAGCATTTTTTTGACCGCGCGTTTCCGGACGTATTCTGTTCTCCTGTCCCTTTATATCGTCGGAATACCCGCCGCTCTTCAAATCCCATTCCCAACTCAGAATGTAGTCTGTTGACCGCTTGTTTTATTTCGGTCAGGTTCACCGGTGAAACCGGAGTCCGGCGCGCCTTACGCAAACACTCTGCTCGTTTCTGTGCCGCCACTTTTCTTTTCTGGTCATCACTTAGCTGTACCATCACTTTTGCCCATCGTTCAGCTGCTCTCCGGTACAGTCCTTTTTTCTCCAGACATTCTGCCACGTGATCATGTAGCATAAGTGACCTCCGATTATCTACAGACTGCCATCCTGAATTTACCTTCCCTTAATGAAATAACAATAAAAAACAAACCACGCAAAAACAATAAAACAACACACAAAAAAAACTAAATAATAAACAAAAATAATCACCTTATTTTATTATTTTTTGAGGGAGCAATTACTGAACAAAAAACGCTGACTATATACTCAAAACCAAACAACTATTCTGCCAATCAGGTATCATGGCAACACACGGAATTACCGTGTTTTTGCCTTCTCTGCCCATACAATACGGGCATATACTTCATTCTCTATTGTAATATTTCTATCCATGTGCCCCACTCCATTTACCTGTAAATAATATTCAAAATATTTATCACAGAAATCGTTTTTGGCCATGAACTGAGCACACTATAAAGTCCGGAACTGACTCTTTGTTAAATTACCTTAACGTTACCAGTAACACCTTCATAACAAAACATCACGGTATACACTGGGTACGGATATATTCCTGTGCTCCTTCCAGTTGCTTCTGCATTGCCATCAGCCGTTCTCTGAGGATGAAATAATCCCGTTCAGCGGTGTCTGCCAGTCGGGGGCCGGTTGCATTATCCACGCCGGAGGTGCCGGTGGCTTCACGCACGGTACCGGAGCAGGTGGCGTTGATCCGCAGGCGCTTACGACCAGCGGCAACATCAGCACGCAGAGTTTCATTTTCAGCTCTCGCATCGGCTAATTCCCTCGAGTATCTGGCATCAAGTGCAGCGACATCACGCTGGCGTATCTGCATATCAGTAATTGTCGCGTTCGCCAGCTCCAGCTCACTGGCTTTTTTATCGCGCTGCTCTTTGTAGATGATGGCGTGATCACGGTAATGATTCAGCCCCAGACTAAGCGCACCACAGGCCACCAGCAGGACAATGATAACCACGCACAGAACACGGTTCATATCACCACCAACGGATTGCCCAGACCAGAACAGCAATGGCCACAATACGAATGGCAAAAGCTGCCGCTCTTGTTAAATCCAGACTGGCTGGCGTCTCCACTTCAATGCCTTTCATAATGGACAACCTCAGAAAGAATCTTTTATACTTCCTCACAGGGAAAGTACCTCCCTACCCATAATTTCTCCCTTGCCTTACTCAAGGTCAGAAAACACAAAACCCCGCTTGCTGCCAACAAACGGGGTTTTTACTTTTATTCACTTAGGTTTTACCAGTTTTCAGGATTTCGTGTTATCCACCCGCGTTGGCCAACGTCATTTTTCAGGAAAATATTCTGCTATCTGTCGATGTCCCAGCACGCCAGCGCGCTCTCCTGGTCACGCCGTGAGACCTGACCGTAGCAATTATTTGAACGGATACGGCAGTCTCTGCCACCGTCCTTAATCCACCAGCGAATCGCCTCACAGGCACCTTTTCGATCGCCTGCATTAATTCGTTTATAAAACGTCGACGGGAAGCACTTACCGGGGCCAATGTTGTACGGACAGAATGACGCGATCCCCGCTTTCTGGGGTTCGGTCAGCGGCACCCGGATGTTTTTCTCCACCCATGCCAGCGCCTTGTCACGTTCGATGGCATTAACCCGGTCGCATTTTTCCTTTGACAGCTTCATGCCAGGAATAACAGGCTTACCATCCACCAGAATGGCACCACGGCAGAGGGTCCAGATCCCCGCACCATCACGGTATGCCGTGGTGTGGTTACCTTCCTTTTCATCCAGAAACTGGTCGAGGATTTCAGGCGCAGAAGCACCTGCACCAATCAGCGCCAGAACGGCAGCCGACAGGCCGTATTTTATTTTTTCGTTCATGGGGATTTATCGATTTCTAATCCCTTGATATGTTAGGTATATAATCCAACACTCATGGTCGCTCTCATAAACATATCCCTTGAGACGCAGCAGATTACAACAAATGAAGCCATATAAATGAACAGTAAAGAAAGTTTGCGCAGAAGATTTTTACAACTAATGACAGAAAACGTTAAATCAGAGTTACTTCTTCTGATGGCAGATAATAACGAAGCAACAAGCAGCATTCTTGCAGACCCTTACGGTAAGATCTCACATAAAACGCTGGATATTATTACCACAACATTAACACCGCTGATGCTTCAACGGCTGAAACATAATATCAACGCATGGGTTAATGAAGAATTAAGTCCTCCCTGCTTATGGGATTCTCGTTACGCATGTCAGCAAAAAATGCGAATTTTCAACTTACTATCACCAAAGCTCAGGTAGCCATAAAATCCTGCCCTTCATGGCATACAGGATTTCAATGGAATCACAATGACCAACTCTTGCACAGCTGTATCCCTGACTCCCCGACAACTCAGATTTTCAGTATCTGCTGCTATCTAAAGAGAAAGCGCACAAATGCAAGGGTCTTTCATCACGTCCTGTTATTGATTGCCTGTGACCTTTTCTTACCTCATGGAACGTTTTTTCAGTTAGAAATATTCATTTTACAACCAGTTCGTATTGTTTATTCATCGACTACTCTCCCCGCGCCACCTTACGCTTATCTTCTTTAATCTTGAAATAAAGGTTAGTCAGATACGTCAGCAGGCCAAACAGCAGACTCCCCAGCACACCGATTGCCACCCACTGGGACGGAGAGACTTTGTCCAGCAGCTGCAGTAACCAGTATCCCGTCCCCACCGCTGACGTGGTGTATGACACACCCGTTGTGATTTTTTCCATCTGATGTATGTCTCCGTCACCGCCGACAGAAAATGAAAGTAAAGAAAAACAAAAAAACCGCCAGTGTCACCCACTGACGGCCAACTCCGGGAGCCGTGATTATGGCATTCAGGCTCTGCTAAAAATGCCAGATAACATTCCGGCCTCCCCTGATTCAGGTTATAAATGACACAATATCTTGACAACACCCGTCACTGTCTGTCAGAAAATATACCGCCAGGCATAAGTATCATGTGAAATCCAACTATCCTTCTGAGCCAGCACCTCTCCACCGAAAGTCAGTGCTGGCTGTTTTTTTCCTTAATAAAGCATCTGTAACTGAAACAATCCGCATATTGATAATATATTGACAGGCATCATTGCTGTCTGTGAAAAATAAGTCTCTACAAACCATATAAGGCCTTTTAGCCAGCGTCTTCTTTCAGGTCAGTCGCTGGCTCTTTTTTTATTATGCTGCCGGTGCATTTATCTCCAGCACCAGACTTTCTATCTCAACGCCATACGCTGCATTTTTTGTAACATCCGTCAGCGTCAGCGCATTCAGTCCCAGTGTCAGACCGTCTTTTATAACCTGGAATGCCGGGCCAGCCACTCCATTCAGTTTCGGAGTAACCGTGGCACTGCCGGCGGTGAACACCAGCTCCAGCGTCTGCCAGTCGTTACCGTAATCGCCGAACTCCCCCAGCTTCGTGTTTCCGGCTTTCCTGTGATGCATCAGATTCACTCTGCCGTCAGTGGTCTGAGTGAAGTACGACATCAGGAACGGATTACCGGTACCCGTCATCGCCACACCATCAGGAACGGGAGCATCCGTATACAGATAAATCCCCAGCCCGAACTGATTGTTGGTCAGTGCGCCTGACAGGCGGAACTTACAGGTCAGTCTGCCGCCCTGTGTCAGCAGGGTAATTGCGTCATCCACCGGATGCGTCAGGGACCAGGTTTTATTGCTCTGCTTGGTGATCTTAAATACACCATCTGACAACTGAATTCCGCCATCCTTAATGCTCCAGCCCTGCGCAGCAGCCTCTCCGGCTGCCGGCAGCAGGGAGATTGTGCGAACGGACGTATCTGCAGACGGACCCGATGGCGTGTTGCCGCCGGGCGAGGGTTTGATTTCCGGTGCCTTACCACTGATGAAGGCTGAGGTGCGCCCGGCTGCGTTCAGAATAGCGGTTGCCAGACGATCCGGAATAATGCTCCTGCGCGCCCATGAACTGAAATGTGTCGGGCGGTTTGATGATACCTGGTTTCCATTCGTTCTCGATGCCGCACCGTAATATCCTGATGCCGGAATATCCGGATCTTCTGCCGGCGCGTTAGTGGCGGTATTGACGCCGTTACCGTCTGTCATGAAGGGCACAAAATAAACGCCCTCACTCTCCCTGTTTTTATACCCGCCGTACACGGTGTCGTATTGGGTAGCGTATGTATTTTTCCAGTAATACGTCGTGTCACCACAAACCCACGGCACATCTGCAGCGCTGCCACCATGGCACTGCGCGTTAAACACGGAGAGGTCAGCACGAAACTGTGTCAGCATGGCTGTAAACAGCGCAGGTTGCTGTGCGTGGGTGGCGGCGCTCATGTCAAACTCACCCTGCATCCAGCAGACGGCCAGCAGAACGTTTTTGGGATTTTTCTGCAATGCCGCTTTTGTGCGGGAAATCAGATCCTGATATAACGGCTTGCCCACCCCCCAGCGTGCCGAATCCTGACTGGCCCCCGTGGACTCGCTGAATGTCCCCTCCGCGCCCTGGGTAAATGCCGAACCACCACGACAGCATGGTACCAGCAGGATCCCCGCGTTATTCGGGATATACGGGAGCAGTTTTTTGGCAATATGTAAACCCTGGCCGACACAGCCGTACTGCCCTTTGCTCAGGTCAGCCCTCGGATGATTCAGCGTACTCATATCCTGCACATCATGCAGACAGTGGTCAGCCGGAATAATATCGTTATATCTGCAGGCAGCCCCGCCCGGCGTCACTGTACTGCGGCGCGCCAGCTGTTTAATGCGCGGATCCGGAGCATCGTATGAATCCGGCAGCGGAAGCCCTTCACCGTAAGCCATGGCATTGGACTGCCCGGCCAGTACGATGACGTAGTACCAATCCGGCTCAGATGAAGGGCCGACCTGTGGCTCTCCTTCAATAGCCACCGCCTGCATCAGTGTGTACGGCGTAATGGCAACCGGTCCGCCGTATGGCTGCCAGCCCTCTTTCAGTTTGTGTGTCAGCTTTTCCGCAAGGTCTGACGGCGACGCCGCCCTGACAACATCATAATGTTTAATCGACATCGAATTTCTCCCGTGTAGAGGAACAGAGTTAAAAAGCCGGAAGCGGAATCAAATCACAGGATGACCATCTGCCAGTGGCTGGTCGTAAAAAAAAGGCCGCGCCATGCGCAGCCGAAAATAAAGGGATAACGATGATAGTTTGAGAAAAACAGAAATAACACTTTTGTGGCAAAGCATGGTGCCGGGTGCCTCCCGGTGAATTCAGTATCAGCACCTGAATCCGCGATTACCCCATATTCCTTCTTGCTGATTGCCCCACCGCACAGGGGGATTCACCATGCAGAAGTGTTTTTAATAAACAGCAAACAAAAAAATCAAGCATTATGCAGGCTGTTTCTTTTTATCACCGGCCACAGCAATACCATAATGCCGCAGACCAGCACCCCATCCGCCAGCACCGACATGATTCTGCTGGTGAAATCCACCATCACCACCAGAAACAGCAGGAGTGCAGCCACAGTCAGGCGCAGTTTTACCGTCACAGGTAATTCTCCAGACGAAGACCCAGAACACCGGCAATCTCTTCCAGCACCTTGCGCTCTTCCGGCTCAATTTCGCCGTCTGCCTCCGCAATGGCCACCGCCACATCCAGCACATCTTCCGCTTCACGCGTATCGTGTTTCACATCCTCGATCTCACGTAACGCCGCACGACGACCAGTTTTAAAGTTCGTATCCAGCTGACCGATAATGGTTGCGCTAATCGCATTAATTTCTGACGTAAACGCGTACAGCGCAGGCTGATTACGCAGTACCTGTTCGATCTTCGCTTTCTAGGAAGCCTCACATTCACCATCTGCACAGGCCACCAGGTATGCGGCGTTAATCACCACCTGTGCCAGATCGCGTTTTTCAAACTTTTTAATTTCCGTTGCCGCTCTGCGGGCTTTTTTTACCAAAAATACCAAACATCGTGACGTTCCTTTGGGTGGGTGAGCCAACGCCCGGGAGCGATCTGCCCACAGAGAAAGTCACACTGACCACTCCATAAGCTCCCCCCGAAAGGCTCTGTGGTTGGTATGCGCCGGGCGTGGTGCGGATACAAAAAAGGTCCGCAAAAGCGAGCGAGGGAAAATAAGTGTGGTGCGTTGTACTGGGTTCGAACCAGTGACCGATTGCTTAGAAGGCAATTGCTCTGTCCGGCTGAGCTAAAAACGCAGAATACCGATAATGGACCGCCATCGGAGACTCGAACCCCGCGAAACCAGCTTCGAAGGCTGGCGTTCTATCCCGATGAGCTAATGGCGGTATGTGATGGTGGCCCTTGCTGGATTTGAACCAGCGGCCTGGCGATTATGAGTCGCTCGCTCTCACCACTGAGCTAAAGGGCCGGGCGCAGGATAATAACGTTACGAAATCAATGTTGCAAGCATTCAAGAATCACCTGGTTAAAAATTACCCTTGCTTCCTCCACCAGCGCATTCACCATGTCTATCCGAGATAAGTGGCACAAAAAAACCCGCTTGTGGGCGGGTTTTGTTTGCTTTTGCCATCACGTACAAAATCGGCAAAATATCAGATTTGCATGAAATATATGCCTTTCAATCTACTTTTGCAACACTTTGCTTTGAAAATGCCGCCTTTTGTTTTGAACGCGTTCTCATTACAAACAATAAAGCCTCACTATCCAGTCGGTGAAAAATGTGTTTCATTGCAACCCAGTGACGAGTAAATGTTTTGGACCAGTTTTTAGTTGTCACTCCCACCAGTAATGCCAGCTCCTTGTATTCATAACCTTCCCCACCAAAAAGTTCTGCTTTTACTGCCTGCGCCGCCAGCCAGATTAATTTTTTCAGGCGTTCCTGCGTTTTCCCTGCAATTTTTCTGGTACCGGATTGAGTATTAAATTCATTCCACGCCCACTGTGTTATCGCGATCTGATATTCCCAACAAATACTCCCGCTGTAACACCACAACAACCAGGCTTTATGATGTTCTTCAAGAGACAGAACAGCCCGCCGCCACGATGATGTCGAAAACTCAATCGGACTGACCAGAGGAATTGACGTCACCTTCGCCAGCGATTGCTTTCCCGGGATTGGTGGATTATCCCGCGTTATCATTTTTCCAGTCACTTCATCGCGGTACCGGATTTTTTTTCGCCTGTAACGCCCTGTATCGAACATGGCATTCTCCTGCCAGGCTTCAAGCTGACCTTTTGTTGCCCCAATCAAATCGGCGGTAGCGATAATGAGCAGCTCACGCACAAACTGTAAATAGTGGTTATTCATGCGCACTCCAGTTCTGTGATTTTTATCCCCAGCCGCTCACCAGGAACGAGCTGACCGCGCACAATATTGATTTCATCAAACTGCTCATCGTCCATTAGCAACCCCGCATGCGTCAGCGCATCCAGCGGCGCTTTCAGAATATTATCCAGGTCACGGCGACGGCGATCCGGCATGTGGCACTCAATGCGGATTTTCACAGGCATAGCCAGGCCGATATCCAGCATTGCGTTTTTAATGATTCGGGCGACGTTATCGCGGTATGCCTGCCCCTCTGCGCTGACGTGCGTGCGCCCGCGATTATGGCGGTAATAGCGATTATTGCTCGGAGGCCAGGGTAATGTGATGCTGTAGGTATTCACGCCTTAATAACCCCCTCTTTCAGCCAGATAACCTGTGTTCTCGCCATACCTTCCAGCGCGCATTCTTTTGCATATGCAGCATCGACAAAATGTGTGCGGCGGTCGATTTCGTCGTGGCAGGCAGAACATGCAATGGTGGCAATCAGGTCTGGCGGTTTGGTACCGGTGCCGCACAATCCAGTCAGCCGGATATGTGCCAGTACAGACGTTTCAGGGTTGCCATTACATACGCCAGGGATTCTTACCTGGCATTCCCGACTACGCGCTGCTTTTCTCAAATCAGCCATGATTCCTCCTTGCTGCCAGTCGCAACCATTTTTTATCAACCAGGCTGGCGGTATATCCGAGCAGTGTTGGTATTTCGGAAGGCTTCAGCTCCGGTTTACGCTTACGACGATCTGGTACTCTGTAGATGTGTCCGTTCATGACACGAATAAGCGGTGTAGCCATTACGCCTCCTGCTTGTCGCGGAGCAGCTGGAACTCGCAGCTCTGCGGAATAGTCAGGTGGCAGCCAATATTCACCGCCCAGGCTTCAACCTTACACAGGAAGACATACATCTCTCCGGTATCAAGATCGGAGGTATGGCGTAACGACTGGATAGTGGTGATATCACCGGTTACGACATCAACCAGGTCTTTGGTTTCATAACCGAGATATGTGTGTTTGAGAGCATCTTTTACCCAAGCTGGAGTAGCGAACGTTTTACCCCTGCTGATGAGGTATTCACTGATTTCGCTGTACCACATGTGGCTGAGTGCATTCTGGGAAAGACTGCGTTTCTCACGCCACGGTTTAAGCACCATGCGAAAGCATTTTCCGTCCTCCAGATAAGGCTGGATCTGCTGGCCGATAGCGGTGAAGTTGCCGCGATGTAATTTGATGCCATCTTGTGGTAGGTTCACGCTTCACCTCCGCAGAGGTCAAACGTTGGATGCAAAAAATCGCAGGTGCATTTCTGCATCTGTGAAGGGAGAAGAGAGTTTAGATTGTATGTGCGCATAAACGTCCCCGTTTAGCGCAACCCCACCGCCGGGTGTTCAGGCCGACAGTAACTATATTATTCCCTACTGTTTTTTAAAAATCAAAGGCCTTTATACGTCACACGAGAGCAAATATTTCCGAAGAAGAAACCTTTCGCCTTGAAAGGATAAAGAGTTCATTTCATAAATTGAAATATTCAATAAGAATATTGCAAAAAATGAAATTATTTACTAGCGAGTCTATCTAACTGATAATTATGAAGATTGTAAGCGGTAGCAATCACCCGCATACACATTGAACAGGATTTAATACAAAACGTCTTAAATTGTCCGTAAGGAATAGCACGAATGACTCAAACTCCACTATTACTTGCAATCATATTTTTATTGGTTGTTCTTGTTCTATATATAGCTGCAATCAAACGCATCAAAAAAATACAATTAGAATTAAGTGATAGCAATCAAAAAAATGAAGAATACAAATCTCGCTTTGCAGATTATTTTAATGTGGAAGAGGAATGTAAGAAGCTTATTGAGAAAACAGAGCAAGAATGCTCCATTATAAAAGAAGAGTCCCAAAAAGTAAAAGAAAATGCCAATAATGAACTAACAAACACCATTGAAAAAATGGATGGTATCAATAAACAAATCCAAGAACTAAGAAGAACTTATAAAGAGAAGAAAGAAATATATGATAAGCTAGTAAAGCAAATTTCTATTTATTCAGAAGATGTTGAACTAGCCGAACTAGGATTTTACGAACCTCATTTTAATTTTGAAGATTCAGAGCAATTTAAAAACAAAATAAAATCCATCAGGGATGAACAGAAATTAATGCTGCGGGATAAAACCCACTCTGGTGCAGTATATTGCACAACCCAATGGACTGTTGAAGGCTCTCGAGCAGAGGGTAAAAAAATGACAGACAGAAATATTAGGCTAACTACTAGAGCATTTAATAATGAATGTGATGCTGCAATTAGTAATTGCACGTGGAAAAATATCACTAAAATGGAAGAACGCATCACAAAGGCATTTGAGGCCATAAATAAACTAAACGAGCAAAATCACATATATATAAATACTAAATACCTTAATAAAAAACTTGAGGAGTTGTGGCTTACCCATGAATATCGTGAGCAAAAACAGAAAGAAAAAGAAGAACAGGCAGAAATAAGGGCACAAATGAGAGAGGAGGAGCGTGCACAACGAGAAATAGAAAAGGCCATGCAAGACGCAGAGGCAGAAGAGCGCCGTTATAAAAAAGCAATTGAAGCTGCAAGAAAGGAAATGGAAAAAGTTACTGGTGACATGAAGCAGCGCCTCGAAAATCGCATTGCCGAACTAGAACAGAGTTTGTCGCAGGCTGAATCAAAGCATCAAAGAGCATTATCCATGGCACAACAAACCAAACAAGGTCATGTTTATATTATTTCGAACATAGGTTCTTTTGGGGAGAATGTTTATAAAATAGGCATGACACGACGTCTTGATCCACAAGACCGTGTAAATGAGCTTGGTGATGCATCTGTTCCTTTTATTTTTGATGTGCATGCCATGATTTATTCGGAGGACGCTCCATCATTAGAAAAAAAACTACATGATGTCTTCGATAAAAAGAGAGTCAATCTTGTAAATCGTAGAAAAGAGTTTTTCTATGTTACTCTGGATGAGATCAAAGAAGCTGTTAAAAAACACTCTGATTCAGAAATTGAATTTATTGAGACAGCAGTCGCAAAAGACTTTAATGAGTCATTGGCTATTCGTAATCATGAAAATAAAAAAATCGACAACAGCAACTCATCAATCATACTTGAGCGAAAAATCACAGAGTTTGCAGATGCAATTTAATTAATTTGTAGTTAAAACAAAACAGGCATCGTTGATACTTTTTGGTCAGCGATGCTTACATCCTCCTCTCGGAAAACGTCGATTACTTGCAACTTTATTTTTAATTTCCAGCAGCAAGTACTAATGCACAACCTCCATTACATACTGATTTGAACATCACGAATCCCGCCTCTAGCTTAAACTACAAAGTATTACCAGAATCAATCTTATTCATAATTAAACTCCACAGACCAATTGAACATATGAATCCATATTGATATGCTACATCACAATGTGTTAACCATTAGATAACACATTGAAACTATAAACATCATTACTATTTAAATTTCGTATTATAACTACAGCAAAAGGAAAGCCTCATGACAAACAAAAACAAACTTGAGAACTTTGAAGACTTACTTCTGGGGAAGTTTTTAGATCCCATACATGGAGTGATTCGAATAACTAAGCTAGAAAAAAAGATAATTGACCATCCTTTATTCCAACGACTACGAGATATCAGGCAGAACACGTTTCTATATAAAGTATTTCCTTCTGCAATGCACTCTCGCTTTGAACACTCTGTCGGTGTAATGCATTTATCGTATGAGATTTTGAAAAATATAAATTTGAATGCATTAATTTATGACCGAAAAAATATGGGCATTGATCTATATTTAGATATAAAAAAAATGCCTTCAAGTCTTATACAGGAGTTACGTATTGCAGCATTGTTACACGATGTTGGGCATGGCCCACTTGCCCACCAATTCGATAGTTTTGCAATATCCGTAAAAGATTTCAAAGAAAAATGCAAAACTGAAGGAAATAAACAATACGATAAGATTATATCTTTAAGTGATAATGACAAGTTAACCCACGAACAAGTATCATGTATTTTTATTAAAGAAATTATTGAAGAATTAAAAAATGAAGCCCAAGATAAATCAAATGACGACGATGTCTATAAAGAAAACATAGCGGCTATTAATCCAGAAAGCATTATAAAAATTGTTGATAAAAGATATGATTTTAAAAATAACATTGAGGGAGTAAATGTATATCCTTTATTAGGTTCAATCATATCATCTTCACCTATAGATGCGGACAGAATGGACTACCTACTTAGAGATAGCTACTTCTCCGGCGTTAAATATGGGATTTATGATTATGGACGATTATTAATGTCATTTATTCCTGTGAAAGTTGAAAATAGTGTTTACCTGGCATATAAAGAAAGTGGTATGGATTCAATACTAGAATTTGCCAATGCAAGAAGTGGGCTTTATAGTCAAGTTTATTTTCATAAGACCAATCGTGCACTATCTGCGATGCTTAACAAAGCGTGTTCTAGAAAAAAAACTGATGATGTTGTCTCTTTAAAATCTAAAAACACTCTCATTGAGTCCATCAAACACTTTTATCGTGAAAACCCAGACAAAACGTTTTTAGAAAACACTCTTAAAAACACATTAGATAAAAATTCTCAAGCTATAATTCAAGATATTGTTGATAGAAATGTTTGGAAAAAAATATATGAAAAAAAACACACGTTTTCTAATGTTAACATTTCCGACAACAGATACAAAGAATATAAACAAAATATATCTAAGAAAATCAACAAAATCATTGAGGATAATTTAAAAGGAGATGAATGGGTTCTTGATTTTCAGATTGAAGATAACTTTAAAGATATCGATACAAGTCAAGCTAAAATAATAAAAAAAGAAACAGGCGGCAAGTATACAATAAATGATTTATGTAAGTATAACGATGTACTTCAACCCTATCACTATGTTAAATTCTTTATTCGAGTTTTTGTTTCTAAGACAACTCAACTCCAAAACACCGAAGAAATTAATGTGTTAATAAAAAAAATAGATAAATGTCTTAATGATGAGATTGAACATATTAAAAAAGACAAGTAGAGCCCCCCTGATGTTTTAAAAAAACATCTTAACTATAAACAAAACGCCATTAGTTACTCTCAGTAACTAGTGGCGTTCATGTCTAATGATTGATCCGCAGTATTATCTGGTGCTTGTCAATCAGATTTATTCATTGTTTAATACTACCTCAGCATCCTGTTATACGCTACACAACCATTATTACTCATCCTTTGAGTTACATTTAATATCTGAAATATTTTTGTGTTAATCAATGTGTGGATATATTCCCTACTAATTCACTAATTCATACAGCACCAAGCTAGAAACATTGTTATAGTTCCCCGCACAAAGCAAACCATTAAATTTGATTGGATGTTTTCGAGATAACCATCAAATCAAGTAATAACTAATCTCCCATATACCGCCAACACCCGCTTCATCGCGGCACTCTGGCGACACTCCTTAAAAATCAGGTTCGTGCTCACCTTTCCTTCCCGTTCTTCTCTAGTAGCGAACCGGTAATACACCGTTCGCCAGACCTTACCATCAATGACCAGGATTCCTGCCCGCGCCATTTTTGCCGCAGCCTGATTTATGCTGGTTAATGTCACACCTGTTGTCGCAGCAACGTCCGGCGTACAGAAGCTCTTGTGCGTCTCCAGATAATGAATAATTGCCTCTTTGCCCGTCATACAGTTGCTCCTTTCAGTCCGAACTTCGCTTTGATTTCTGCGATCTTCGCCAGAGCCTGTGCACGATTTAGAGGTCTACCGCCCATGACAGGAAGTTGTTTTACTGGTTCAGGTATCGCCTCACCACGGTTAATTCGCGCGGTCATACAAGTCAGTTCATCGGCAGCCTTGCGCCGTAATTCCGCATCAGTAAGCGCATTGGCCCGCATGTTCTGGTACAGGTTGGTAACCAGCCAGTAGTGCGCGTTTGATTTCCACGGATAAGACTCTGCATCCGGATACAGGCCACGCTTCCGACAATACTCATAGACCATATCAACCAGCTCGCTGACGTTTGGCAGCCCGGCGTTAACGGATGCTTCTTCCCGGCACCAGGCAACAAACTGCCCGGGTGATGGCAGGAATGGTCGATTCTGCCGACGGGCTACGCGCATTCCTGCGTTAACCTGTTCCATCGTGGTGATCCCATTTTCCCGGAAAGCCAGAACCCACTGGCGGCGGATTTCGTTCAGTTCATTCTGGTCCCGGTTAGCCAGGCTCGCCGGGAAAGTTGCCAGTAACTGGCTGAACACACCATTGATAATCTGCGCTACCTGCTGTACCTGCGGCTTTTCGTCGTACTGTTCCGGCATGTTATTGGCGATCCGGCGCATCTGCTCACGGTCAAAATTAACCATCTGTGCGGCGATGTTTTTCATAGCTCCACCCCGTAAATCCAGTCAGTGTTCGTCAGGTCGAGTTTTGGTTTTCCGGCTGTCACGCCAGCCTGTTGCTTGTTACGGTTGATTTCGAGTTGGGTCCACTTGTCGCGGAGTTTGGCCGGACTTAGCACGTTACCGGACCAGAAGTTGTCCTGGCATGCCCAGCGGAACAGCACGCACATGTCGCGGTGGTTACGTCCGTCACGTTCACGCATCAGGCGAATATCGTTAGCCCACCCTGCAAAATTCGGTTTTCTGGCTGATGGCGCGATGGTCTTCACCATGTCAAACATCCACTCTGCGGCGGTCAGGTCTTCTGCTGTCCCCCACTTGCTGCCGCTCTGAATCGCAGCATCCGGTTTCACCACAGGAAGGGCATTTTCTGGCTGGTCAGAGGATTCGTCAGAATTCTCGGACGAAAAAGGTTTTATATTGTCTTTTGTTAGTTTGTCTTTTGTGTTTACCTGATTCGGGTAAGTGCCTTTACCTGATTTGGGTAAACTTTTCTTACCTGACTCAGGTAAATTTACCTCTTTCAGGTAAACTTTATTTTTCTTACCTGATTCGGGTAATGTTGACCATTCACTGACCACATTATTGATGCCGATATTCCGCCCGCTCTGAATAAGAATCCCACGCTTTACCAGAACGCTTTTTGCAGCAGAACACTTGTGCGGCAATATCCCGGTCAATTCGGAAAGTTGCTCGTTGCTCACCCAATCCAGTTTTTTATTAAAGCCATATGTTTTGCGCATGACAGCCAGGAAGACCAGAAGCTGGTGCTGTGTTAATCCGGCCAGCATCACAGCTTCCAGCAACTCATTTGCAATGCGCGTATAACCATCATCGAGATCTGCCACGCGCGGCTCCTTTTGTGCCGCATCCGGCACTGGAAAATTGAATATCTCAGCAGTGTTTGCCATAATTCCTCCCGCAATGAGTGTGTTACGATTTGCACCTGAAAGTCGGTTCTGTTCCAGCAGACCGGCTTTCGCCATTTCTGAACCTGTCATATCGCCCCCAGCATGGTAGTAACCATCGCCATCAATGGACCAGCCAGATCCGGGTCCACACGAAACATCGACACAATACCTTCACTAATTTCCTTCAGTTTCTGGTGGCGTGGTGCGTTGAGAATGACAGCCTGTTTTGCCTCACTGAGTTCCTTTTCCATTTCAGCCAACCTAGCCATGAAGCTATCCTGCTCAACCAGGTAACCGCGATATTCCAGCGGTAGTACCGCCAGAATTGCCGGGGTCAGTTCACGCACGTTATTTCGGTATTTTTCAGAATCGAATTTGTTATCGAGGAAGCGGAACAGCTTCTGGCGTGCACGGCTGACATCATCAGGGAAATCGATGGTGCCGCCGCCCTGCTCCTGATACTCATTCACAATGAGTGTGGCAACGACATCCTGATTATCTGCAGCCGACCAGGCGCGAACGGCATCACGGATTTTTTCGTGGCCTGGCGCCTGTTTTGTTTGAGAACGATTTATCACCGCAGTCGGGCTAAATCCGCTAGTCTGTTGGTATGTAAGTGATTGCATAGTCATTGCCTTATCAGTTAACGCCGCAGTTTAGGCGGCAGAATTACTCGCGTTAAACAATGGCGCGAGGTCGGGACGAATATCTGCTGGTTTAATCTTTCCACCAGTGGCTGAGACAATTTTCATTACATAGCGGGCATCAATTCCGCCACCGTGTAGCCAACGCCAAACAGTGGGTTGGGCTACACCGCATAGATCTGCCAGTCGTTTTTGACTACCTGTAATACTGATTGCGAGTTGAATGGTTTGATTTGTCATTATCAATTCCTATTGGTATTGCAATGAATAGATAATAGCAATGCGTATTAACCCAATCAATAGCAAAACGTGTTTTGACCATCAATACGCAAGCGTATAAATTAAAACTTATGAAAAAAGAAACTCTTGCTGATCGCTTAAACCTAGCGATGGAACAATCTGGAATGTCTCAAGGCGCTCTTGCAAAGGCGTCTGGCGTAGCTCAACCCACAATCTGGAGACTGACAAGCGGCAACGCGCGCGGCTCAACAAAAATTGTTGAAATAGCTAATGCATTGGGTGTTCGAACTGAGTGGCTCTCATCAGGCATAGGCCCGATGAGAAATGACGGTCAACAATCAGGGAAGCCTGCTGTCAACCATTCCAAATACTTCAAGATTGACGTTCTTGATATAGAAGTCAGTGCCGGGCCGGGTGTCATCAATCGTGAGTTTGTAGAAGTTCTACGCTCGGTTGAGTACTCGTTTGACGATGCTCGTCACATGTTCGATGGCAGGAAGGCGGAAAATATCCGCATCATTAACGTGCGTGGTGACAGCATGTCAGGAACGATCGAACCAGGTGATCTGCTGTTCGTTGATATCACGGTTAAATCTTTCGACGGTGATGGTATCTATGCGTTTCTGTACGACGACACAGCCCATGTAAAGCGTCTGCAAATGATGAAGGATAAGCTGCTGGTTATCTCTGATAACAAGAGCTACTCACCTTGGGACCCGATCGAGAAAGACGAGATGAACCGGGTGTTCATCTTCGGTAAGGTTATTGGGAGCATGCCGCAGACGTATAGGAAGCATGGGTAGCCATACAATAGAAGTTTTAAGATTTAAGACAATATCGTAAATTAACTGTATATGTGATCAGGTGAATGCCATAATGGATGCGGGCAACAATTCGGAAACCAATGATATGAAGTTCAGGATAGTATACGACGGTCCGGCACTGGAAACGCATGAAATGAACGTGCGAGACCTTGCTCCTGCCCTTCTATCACTATCAGATGCATTAGAGGAAGCCGGTAAAACTCTCTACGGAAACAAGACTGTTGTTTCTGTAAAAGTCAATGCATCATTTAAAGCTGGCTCATTTGGAATAGATCTGGTTGCCTCATCTACATCTTGGTTCAAACAGGCTGTTGATTTTTTATCCGGCGATTCAGCAACAGCCGCTGCGAATTTGATTGCTTTTATTGGACTCTGTCCTGGTTCTAAAGAAAAAATATGCAAAGGCCTAATTCAACTGATAAAATGGATAGGTCCAAGGAAAATAAAAAAATTACACAATTTGCCTGATAGCAACATCGAAGTCTTTGTTGATGACGAAAGCGAGATCTACGACAGTAACGTTATTGAACTTTATAAAAATATTAAACTTCGCTCTTCATTACAAGAAGTTATAAGTAAGCCATTAGAGCAGGAAGGCATTGACAGCTTTGCCTCTACTGTCGATGATGGTTTGACATTCATGACGATCAACAAGCAAGAAGCACATTATTTCAAAGTCAATCTACCAGCAGAATCAATAATTTCAGAGTACACAGTAGAGAAAGCCCTTCAAATTAAAAATATTTCCTTCAATGAAGGAAGCCGGTGGCGGTTTTCTGATGGTGCCAGTAGCTTTTTGGCTGAAATAAAAGACCAGAAATTCATCAGCGATATTGATAACAACACCTTAAATTTTTCTAAAGGTGATATGTTACTTGTAGATTTAAAAGTAACTCAATATATGATCGGAGATGCCATAAAAACCATATTCGAAATTGAGCATGTAAAAAAACAGTTGAATCCTCAAAGGCAAATAGATCTTCCATTCGAATAAAGATACCCGGCCACCGTGCCGGGTTTTCTTTTGCCTCCCCTCATCACACAAACCGTTCAAAAAACCACCACGACCTCGCTTCAGTTATCGCTATGCGATTCAAGTCACAAAATTAATTCTTTTTGCTATCAAACATTTAATAGCAAAACACATCTAACAATAGCAATAAGTATTGATATCGCCAATAGCAATAGCTATTATCACCATGTCGCAACAACACAACGATACGGCAACCACCTGATTCACCGTTGCGATGACCGCTTAGATCCGCAGCTTGAATTTCAGCAGGCTCCGGGGAGTGCGAGGGGTGAAACGGACGCGTGAACGTCGGTGTGACCAGCTGAAATCAACTCAACACTTCATACCTCAGTTGCTTCAACGAGGCGACTTAGTTATGACAACCGGCGGCCATCCACCGCCAGATACTGCGCAACCCCTTATTTGTTCAGCAGCCCAGCTTACGGGCAGGAGTTTTTATGGTTCATCAACATTACGGAACGCAGACCGTTAATCGCGGTGCGGTCATGCCAGGAATGCTGGTCAAACACAAAGATGGTACCTGGACTGCATCAGCTAATTTACGCGGACGGCTTTATCTGCATCGCGGCATCGAGCGCACTTATACCCGTGATTTGCTCGTGGAAGTTTTTCTCGACGGACGCGGTAACGGCCTGAATCACTAATCCCCTTTCCTGTTTTCCTAATCAGCCTGGCATTTCGCGGGCGATATTTTCACAGCCATTTTCAGGAGGTCAGCCATGAACGCTTATTACATTCAGGATCGTCTTGAGGCTCAGAGCTGGGCGCGTCACTACCAGCAGATCGCCCGTGAAGAGAAAGAGGCAGAACTGGCAGACGACATGGAAAAAGGCCTGCCCCAGCACCTGTTTGAATCGCTATGCATCGATCATTTGCAACGCCACGGGGCCAGCAAAAAAGCCATTACCCGTGCGTTTGATGACGATGTTGAGTTTCAGGAGCGCATGGCAGAACACATCCGGTACATGGTTGAAACCATTGCTCACCACCAGGTTGATATTGATTCAGAGGTATAAAACGGATGAGTACAGCACTCGCAACGCTGGCAGGGAAGCTGGCTGAACGTGTCGGCATGGATTCTGTCGACCCACAGGAACTGATCACCACTCTTCGCCAGACGGCATTTAAAGGTGATGCCAGCGATGCGCAGTTCATCGCATTGTTGATCGTCGCCAACCAGTACGGCCTTAATCCGTGGACGAAAGAAATTTACGCCTTCCCTGATAAGCAGAACGGCATCGTTCCGGTGGTGGGCGTTGATGGCTGGTCCCGCATCATCAATGAAAACCAGCAGTTTGATGGCATGGACTTTGAGCAGGACAATGAATCCTGTACATGCCGGATTTACCGCAAGGACCGTAATCATCCGATCTGCGTTACCGAGTGGATGGATGAATGCCGCCGCGAACCATTCAAAACCCGCGAAGGCAGAGAAATTACGGGGCCGTGGCAGTCGCATCCCAAACGGATGTTACGGCATAAAGCCATGATTCAGTGTGCCCGTCTGGCCTTCGGATTTGCGGGTATCTATGACAAGGATGAAGCCGAGCGCATTGTCGAAAATACCGCATACACTGCAGAACGTCAGCCGGAACGCGACATCACTCCGGTTAACGATGAAACCATGCAGGAGATTAACACTCTGCTGATTGCCCTGGACAAAACATGGGATGACGACTTATTGCCGCTCTGTTCCCAGATATTTCGCCGCGACATTCGCGCATCGTCAGAACTGACACAGGCCGAAGCAGTGAAAGCTCTTGGATTCCTGAAACAGAAAGCCTCTGAACAGAAGGTGGCTGCATGACACCGGACATTATCCTGCAGCGTACCGGGATCGACATGAGAGCTGTCGAACAGGGGGATGATGCGTGGCACAAATTACGGCTCGGCGTCATCACCGCTTCAGAAGTTCACAATGTGATAGCAAAACCCCGCTCCGGAAAGAAATGGCCTGACATGAAAATGTCCTACTTCCACACCCTGCTGGCTGAGGTTTGCACCGGTGTGGCTCCGGAAGTTAACGCTAAGGCGCTGGCCTGGGGAAAACAGTACGAGAACGACGCCAGAGCCCTGTTTGAGTTTACTTCCGGCGTTAATGTTACTGAATCCCCGATCATCTATCGCGACGAAAGTATGCGCACCGCCTGCTCTCCCGATGGTTTATGCAGTGACGGCAATGGCCTTGAGCTGAAATGCCCGTTTACCTCCCGGGATTTCATGAAGTTCCGGCTCGGTGGTTTCGAGGCCATAAAGTCGGCTTACATGGCCCAGGTGCAGTACAGCATGTGGGTGACGCGAAAAGATGCCTGGTACTTTGCCAACTATGACCCGCGAATGAAGCGTGAAGGCCTGCATTATGTCGTGGTTGAGCGGGATGAAAAGTACATAGCGAGTTTTGACGAGATGGTGCCGGAGTTCATCGAAAAAATGGACGAGGCACTAGCTGAAATTGGTTTTGCATTTGGGGAGCAATGGCGATGAAGCATCCTCACGATAATATCCGGGTAGGCGCGATAACTTTCGTCTACTCCGTTACAAAGCGAGGCTGGGTATTTCCCGGCCTTTCTGTTATCCGAAATCCACTGAAAGCACAGCGGCTGGCTGAAGAGATAAATAATAAACGAGGGACTGTATGCACAAAGCATCTCCTGTTGAATTAAGAACGAGTATCGGGATGGCACATAGCCTCGCTCAAATTGGAGTCAGGTTTGTGCCAATACCAGTAGAAACAGACGAAGAATTTCATACGTTAGCCACATCCCTTTCACAAAAGCTGGAAATGATGGCGGCGAAAGCAGAAGCAAACGAGAGAGACCCGGCATGACAACAACAGAATGCATTTTTCTGGCAGCAGGCTTCATATTCTGTGTGCTTATGCTTGCCGACATGGGACTTGTTCAATGACACCTCAGCAGGAAAACGCCCTTCGCAGCATTGCCCGTCAGGCTAATTCTGAAATCAAAAAAGCCAGACAGCAGTTTCCGGATAAAAACGTCGATGACATTTGCCGTAGCGTACTGAAGAAGCACCGCGAAACGGTAACGCTGATGGGATTCACACCGACTCATTTAAGTCTGGCGATCGGCATGTTAAACGGCGTCTTTAAGGAGCGATGAACATGAAAAGCAAAATCATCAGGGAGCTACAGGCTCCTTTTTTATTGTTCGCATTCACCCTCAAGCGTATTAACCAACAATTCAGGGATTAATGGAAGATGGCAGACATCATTGATTCAGCATCAGAAACTGAAGAATTACAGCGCAACACAGCAATAAAAATGCACCGCCTGAACCACCAGGCTATATCTGCCACTCATTGTTGTGAGTGTGGCGATCCGATAGATGAACTAAGACGTCTGGCCGTTCAGGGTTGTCGGACTTGTGCAAGTTGCCAGGAGGATCTGGAGCTTATCAGTAAACAGAGAGGTTCGAAGTGAGCGAAATTAACTCTCAGGCACTGCGTGAAGCGGCAGAGCAGGCAATGCATGACGACTGGGGATTTGATGCGGACCTTTTCCATGAGCTGGTAACACCATCGATTGTGCTGGCACTGCTGGATGAACGGGAAAGAAACCAGCAATACATCAAACGCCGCGACCAGGAGAACGAGGAAATTGCGCTAACGGTAGGGAAGCTGCGTGTTGAGCTGGAAGCCGCAGAGAAGCGCAACGCAAAATTACAAAGCGAGAATGCATACATCCGCAACCGGTTCAAAGAGCTGGACCTGTTAATCGGGAAAAACATTCTGGTCATGCAGGCTGCGATTATCGAATGGCAGGCAACTGGCGACGCTAAAAGCGGACTGGCATGGATTTATAACACACTGTTTGGCCCAGGCGAATTGCCGGACGAATCTGAGAAAGATGCTCAGGCCTACTTTAATCGCAAATATGCACCGATTGACGAAAAGCTCATGGAGCTTCACAAGTGGTTTTGGGAACAAAGTGAAGCCGAGCGCGCCGCTGACATTCGCATCAAAGGAGAGTGATATGGCGTTAACACACCGCGAACTCTGTCAGATTGCGTATAAGTTCCTTAAGCGCAACGGGTTCAAGGTTTGTTTTCATGACCGCTTTATAGCTGTAACCAGTACCGGAGAACAGCCAGATGCTATGGGATTCAGAAATTCAGCATCATGCCTGATAGAGGCGAAGTGTTCTCGTGCTGACTTGTTGGCAGATAGAAAAAAGCGTTTTCGTAAAAATCCATCTCTTGGAATGGGCGACTGGCGATTCTTTATTAGTGAGCAGGGAATTATTTCAGTTGAGGATTTACCACCTGGCTGGGGATTACTTCACGTTGTTAACGGAAGAGTACGGAAAGTGCATGGGTGGCCCAAGGGTAATTGCTGTTGGGGTAATCCTGACGATAAGCCATTTACTGGAAATAAGCAGGTTGAATGCGATTACATGTTATCTGCATTAAGGCGCATGGAGTTGAGAGGGCACCTTAATGAAATATATGACGGTGTAATTGTTAATAAGAAAGAAGGAAACGCGGCATGACCACTATTACCAAAGAGCGACTGCTGACAATCAAGCAGTGGCGCGAAACATACGGACCTGGTAGCAACGTTGTACTGCCAGCAGAAGAAGCGGAAGAACTGGCACGAATTGCACTGGCATCACTGGAAGTAGAGCCAGTTGCTTATATTTTCAAACATCCGGCCGGAAAATTATTCTGGGCTTTGACGGATGAAAGCAATAAAGATCAATCGGACGTTATTCCTGTTTATGCCGCCCCTCCAGTACCAGTAGTACCTGCTGCATTACCTGAGAACGACGATGAGGACGGGCATGACATTGATTATCTTGATCCATCTGAAGTTTACGCGCTTGGGCGAACAGCTGGCTGGAACGCCTGCCGCGCCGCCATGCTTCAGGGTAAATCCGAACAACCACAAAACGCACAACAAAATATTCCGGAAAATATTCCCGGTGGCAACTCTCCGGTAACTCCGGATGGTTGGATAAGCTGTAGTGAGCGAATTCCCGCTCAAGACGATTGGGTTTTAATTTATTCAAAGCACGGCGAGTATATGGCAGGACAGGTACAAGGGGAATACGTGGAGTTGAGCGACGGCACTTTATCGTGGTTAGGGAACGCCTTGTACTGGATGCTGCTACCAGAACCGCCGCAGGGAGTGAATGATGAATTGGCCTGAAGCATTCACCGCTGTAGGAGTTGCAATCGCGGTGGCATTTATTCTGTATTCGCTTTTCCGCTGGGGATAAAGGAATGTTCGCTCTGATTCAACGTGGTCAGATATACACCGATAGCGCCGGCTACCCGATAAAAATTCTTCGCTGCATAAACAACACTGTGTTGTACAGAAGAATGGATGGGCGAACACAGTCGGTAAAAATAAACGATTTTAATGAACTGTTTGAACGGATCGATCACCAGGAATACCGACAAATTCTGGCTGAAACAGAGCAGGAGAACCATCTGAAAAAATTACGCGCCATGCAAAGGAGATAAACCGGTAAAGGTGTTCGCGATAAAGGTGAATATCGGCAATGAATAACAATCCTCGCACTCGCGGGGATTTCTTTTATCTGAACTCGCTACGGCGGGTTTTGTTTTATGGAGACAAGAAATGTCAGATTTGGCTATGAAGGTTTTGAAATGGCAATCGACTGGCGATGTTGGCATCAGTAGCGCAACTCTTGCCTCAATCGCATGTGGACTGAAAAAGAATATCTATGGTCATCACTTCGGCGCTCCACATGACGCAGCAGACTTCCGGCGATGCGTTGCACTTGTTGAGCAGATTCCAGAAATCAGAGATTCATTCGACAAGGTTGCAAAGCGCGTTCCGGCATTCAAAGGCATCCTCAACGAATGGGATTCCCTCGTCGCTCTGTTGAAGTCTGAAATGAAGATACACGGAAACAAAGCACCAGAGACTTACAGAAGAATTAGCGAGCTACGCAAGGACTAACCACAGCCTCACACTCAATGAGGCCTGTTCATTTCTCAAGATATCCAGACCTACCATTGCCGCATCAATGCGGCTTTTCTTGCGTGTAATTGCGGAGACTTTGCGATGTACTTGACACTTCAGGAGTGGAACGCACGCCAGCGACGCCCAAGAAGCCTTGAAACAGTTCGTCGATGGGTACGCGAGTGCAGGATATTCCCTCCTCCGGTTAAGGATGGAAGAGAGTATCTGTTCCACGAATCAGCGGTAAAGGTTGACTTAAATCGACCAGTAACAGGTAGCCTTTTGAAGAGGATCAGAAATGGGAAGAAGGCGAAGTCATGAGCGCCGGGATTTACCCCCTAATCTTTATATAAGAAACAATGGATATTACTGCTACAGGGACCCAAGGACGGGTAAAGAGTTCGGATTAGGCCGAGACAGACGTATAGCAATCACTGAAGCTATACAGGCCAATATTGAGTTGCTATCCGGGAACAGGCGTGAGTCACTGATAGACAGAATTAAAGGCGCTGACGCAATCACTCTTCATGCGTGGCTTGACCGATATGAAACAATCCTCAGCGAGAGGGGTATCAGGCCGAAAACTCTACTCGACTACGCCAGCAAAATCAGGGCAATCCGAAGAAAATTGCCGGACAAACCGCTCGCAGACATATCAACGAAAGAGGTGGCAGCAATGCTAAACACCTACGTAGCAGAAGGTAAAGCGGCTTCCGCAAAATTAATCAGGTCAACCCTTGTTGACGTTTTTCGTGAGGCAATAGCCGAGGGGCATGTGGCTACGAATCCGGTAACAGCAACCCGCATAGCAAAGTCAGAAGTAAGGCGCTCAAGGCTGACAGCTAATGAGTATGTCGCAATTCACCATGCAGCCGAACCTCTCCCAATCTGGCTGAGGCTTGCGATGGATTTGGCCGTCGTTACAGGTCAGAGAGTCGGCGATTTGTGCAAAATGAAATGGTCAGACATAAACGACAACCATCTTCACATTGAACAGGGTAAAACAGGGGCTAAGCTCGCCATTCCGCTGACGCTAACGATTGACGCGCTCAATATTTCATTGGCTGATACACTACAGAAATGCAGGGAGACCAGCGGCAGTGAAACAATAATTGCATCAACGCATCACGAACCGCTTTCCCCGAAAACAGTATCTAAGTATTTTACAAAGGCGAGAAATGCATCTGGACTCTCATTTGATGGAGACCCGCCAACATTCCATGAACTGCGTAGCCTGTCGGCGAGGCTATACCGGAATCAGATTGGCGATAAGTTTGCTCAACGTCTTCTCGGGCATAAATCAGATTCAATGGCGGCGCGGTATAGGGACAGCCGAGGGAGAGAATGGGACAAAATTGAAATCAACAAATGA